CTGTTGTACCATCGTGCTTGTGTCCACCTGATGCAGCAAAGGCATCACGGAGTGCGTTATACTCAGCGTTGATTGGAGCCGCACGAACTGTAGCGGTAGGGATAATGTCTGCTGTAGATTGTCTTATATAACCTGCCACGGTCTATCTCCTGTCTGCTGTACCATACGTCATGGCAATAGCTTGAATTGTATGGCTTGCATTCTGGTTGTTTGTAACGTAGCTTACTGATACAGATTTACCAGAACCAGATACATTAGTCAAGGCTTTAGGTGAAGGGTTGCCATCAAAAATATCACCTGAACCATAAATAGCTGTGCCGTAAATAGCTGCAGCGCCCTCAGTAGAAAAAGTATAACTCGCCGGGTTTAGAGAGTGTACATCATCATAGTCATACGAAACACCAACAAAGACTTCTGTGTTACCTTCAGACTTTAGATATGTATCTACTTTATAGATAATCTTTCTTATCTCAGGGTCTTCCATATAATAGTAAGGTGTTTGGTACAAGCTAAATATGTCACTGCCATCAAAGGATGTACCACGTTCCTGTCTATATACTTTACCTGAACCATCTCCGTGTATTACGTGTTCAAACTGACCAACATACCCAGATGCTACACAGTTAGCTTCAATACCAATTAGCTGGCTATATTCAAATATACTTTGTTTGTTTTGGCTTTTACGTATAGCACCAATCAAAGATAATGAACTATCGTTCTTAAAGAAGAACCTGAACTGAGACTTCTTACGAATGACAACAATACTAATATCTACAATAGTTTCTGATAAGTAGTAGTTATCAAAGATGTCTTGGATCTCTTTAGATACAGGAGCAAGTTCAACATCGCCAATACGGTCTGTCCCTGAAATAGGTCTAATACCATCTGGCCCTAAGAATAGTAAGTCACCACCAAATTCTACCACAGAGTCAGGGGCAACGCAACCTAAATTTGATGTAACATTCTCTAAAACAAAGTCAGCTATGTTTGTACCAGTTAACTTCTTAATGTTATTAGCACCAAATATAAATAGTGTATTACGAAACTTCTTAACAGCAGTGATCTTAAAACCTACGTTAATAACACCTGCACCTGCAGCAGGACTAAAGTCTACAGCGTTAATAGGTGCGCTAAAGAATAAGTTAAACGGCTCTGTTGAATCACCAGCTAAGAATATATGTGAAGCAAACTCTTCTGCAAACTTAGGATCGTCAGGCGCATTGGTGTGTGTAATCTGTGTGTAGTTAGTACCATCATATAGAGCAGCAGGGTTGATGCCATCAGTTAACAGTAATACTTCACCTGTCCAGTTATACTCAGCAAAGCGTACACGGCTTACACCTACCATAGTAGGATTACCAGCAGAGGCTATGGCATCCCATGAGGAACTAGAGTTATTCCACTTGTGTAGATAGTTATACCCAGAATCAGGCTTTCTACAAGCAAAAATACCATCATGTAAGTTGCCATTTACGTATACCCCTAAAGTAGCTCCGTTACCCGGCACTGTACCGTAGTCATTAGAAAACCCACTGATACGTCTATAGCCACCCGATAGAGATGGCTCATAGTTAATCATACGTAAAGCACTACCGCCTAAAGCAGATGCGTGTGTTAGTGGATCTACATTAGTTATAAGACCGCCACTGCACACTGTAAGGTTTGTGTTTAACCTATCCATGTTTATCTTTCGATAACTGTAGAGCGTAGCCTTAGTTCATCATCGAACATGACACGCTTCATACTTTTAATGCCTTGCTCAAACTTCTGCTGATGCATGTTAGCACTCTGCTCATTACTCCTAAAGTGCATCATGTACGCCATAGCACCGTCAATGATAACGTGATTGAAGCGCTCAGGTACAACACATGTATCGTTGTAGTTAACTAATGAAGTAGGTACACTCCAGTATACGTACTCAATCTCGTAATCTGCGTCAGGGATAGGTGTGACACCGAAAGAATCTCCGAATGTCTGATAGACTTTTATAGGCGCTGAATCACCGTTTACTTGATCCGCTAAATCATCCATAGGTCTATATGAGCTAATGTACTCTTCATAAGCAATAGCTTGTAATACTGTAGGGGTATTTTCTTTAGTAGCGTTCTTCTTTAAATAAAATGTTTCCCAGTCTACGCTAGAGTAGGTAGTAGGGAAGCTGTACTCACGAGTACCCGCTGTAAGTGTTTGTGTATATGTAGTCTTCAAAAAGGGCCACTCTTGGCCTGTCTGATAGATCTCTCTTAAACTGCTATTGATAGCATCTTTAGCTGTAGCCTGTACGTTACGTAGAGATGTAAAGTCAGCACCTGCAATATCTACAGGAACTTCATTTAAACGTCTCAGTAATTCGTTTGTAAGTTCTACATAGGTAGACATGGCACATCCTAAAGATTACGTTAGATAGAATAAGAGGGCCACCCTAAAGCAGCCCTCCTACTATTAAGTTTACGCCAAGTTGTACTTAGCTGAAACTAATGCTTCTGGACGCAAGATTTTGCGCCCATATAGATGCATACCACGCACGATGTCAGCGAATGAATCGGGGTCACGGTATGTTTCAGTTTTGTTGATCTGCTCTGCAGTTGCAACGGCTGAGTCATGTCCAGCAACGATAACACCATAGTTAGTGTTTTGGTTAGCTGTACCAGTTGTACCAGCGCCAGTACCTACTGCTGGAAGGTTGCTTGAAGTATATACACGGAAGCCGTGGAAGTTATTCAAGACCATGCCATTCTGTAGACCTGAGCCACCGAAGTCAGCATTCAACAAGCGGCTGTCTTCGTCACGAAGGACTTCCATCATGATTGGGTCAATTACCAGCCAGCGACCTTGTGAGTCTACTTGCTGTTGATCCAACAGACGAGCCATACGTGAAACCAACATAGCTGGTGAAACAGTTGCGGTTGGCAAAGCTGTTGCGCCCGGCAAACGTGCAGCAACTGGGATTGAGTGATCAGCAGCACTTGCAGTAGTGATGTTGCCGAAGTCACTTTTCTTCAGTTTGTTAGCTGCAAGCAATTCGTCTGAACCAGCAGCCGTGTTTGCTTTTGTGCCGTTTACAGTAGTGTTAACTGCGTTTGCATTAGCGTGTAAAGCTGACTGTTTGTAACCAGCCAAGTAACCAAGAACTTCTTGGTCATACTGGTCAGCCAAACGATAAGCTGCACGATTGGTTGCAAGACTCATGAAATTTACATGGGAGTGCGCTTCTTCGATGTCATCCATCTTGAAAGCAAAGTAGTTACTTTTATCTACAACCAATGAGAAATCTGCGTCAGCAAGATCTTGTGCTGCAACAGTTTCACCACGAGTGTAGGCACTCACTGAGATTTCAGGTTCTTTAATGATTTTAACAGTGTCACCCTGTCCAGAGATCTCACCGAAATAATCAGAGTTCGTAATGTCACCACATACGGTGGACTTACGGAAAGCAAGCTGTACCTGCTTCGAGTAGATTACAGGACTAAAGTTGCCATTTGGCAAGTTAGTGTATCCTGATGCTGATGCGAAAGCCATGTTGTTATCCTCCATAGATGTTAGGCTTATAAGTAATTAAGCTTAAACACTGTGTAAGAGGCTGCTCTTTCTAGGGTGCGATTGGTTCCTCAGTTGGCCTACTTTGGAACTATCGGGCCTGTACTTGATCAGGTAAGTCTTATCTTAGTAGTTTTCTGCTCAGTAGTAGTAGTAGGAATGCAAAGGTAGCTACTTCTGTAGGGCTTAACATTCCTTAATTAACATACATAGTTATAGCATATATCTATGCGTTGTCAATACCTTTTTAACGTGCAGCCCCAGAAATATCATAAATAAACTTACCACTACGGATAGCTTCCATGATTGCATCTGAGTTTGCTTCGTATTCTTGCGTAGACATGTTCTGCACTTGTGACTCACGAATATGCCCTGCCGGGTTGTCGTTGTCAGGTTTAGTTGTACGCTTAGTTACAACTGCAGAGGCTGCTTCTTTAGTCTTACGCCGCTTACCTTTAACGTCCATTCCATTATCAACCTTATACAGATCAATAACTCGTATAACTGATTTAGGGTCATCTTGGTTCTCATATAGAGCATCCTGTACCCACTTAGGTTGTTCACTAGCCCAATCATGAAATGAATCACTTGCACGTAGATCATCAAAGTCTGTGTGCATAGTACGGATTTCATTCTCTGCCTTAGTGCGCTGGGCTTCAGCGTTCATCTTGTCGATCTGCTGCAAGCGTTCATCTGCGTGGCTAAACTTCTCTTGAGCCTTCTTCTCAGCGATTGTCTCTACAATGCCAGCAATCTCAGGGTACTTCTTAGCCCATGCCTCAATGCTTTCATCTGTAGTAGGTGGCCGTACAGTGCCATTCTGTTGAGCTTGACCTAGTTGCTCTTTAATAGCTTTCAGTTCTTCTGACTGCTTATTAAGGTGTGTACGTAGATCGTTGTAGCGTTTCTTGTAGGTACGCTCTTCGCCAGTCAAGTTATCTTCTTGTGCTTCACTTTCAGAGTTGGCTTCTTTTTGTTGGGCACTACCCTCAGTCTGTACTTGGGCTGGCGTAGCTCCTTCGCTACTGGATTCCTCTTCTTGCCCATTTGACTGTGCTTCCATTAGAGCTTTAAGCTCTGCCTCATCTTTCTCAATACGACTCTTGTTAGCTCGTGATCCACCCTTAGGTTGAACAAAGCCTGCACTCTTAGGTGTCTCTACTTGAGTTAGTTCTGGCATAGTTGTAGTTCCTTTTTATGTTGGGGCCAGCAATATTGCCGGGTAGCCTTATAGTTATCTAAATTTATCCAAATCTGCTACCGCCTATAGTCACAGACTTTTCTTCTTTTTTATCTATTCTTTCTTGTGCTTTTTCTACTTCTTTTTTATTTTCTTTTTGTATTCTTTCCATAGCTTCCGATGCTGATTCTGCTCCACCTGAGTCATTATTATTACTTGAACTAGTGCTACCTACCTGACCTGTATCAGGATTAACCCATCCAGCAGCACCGCCAGCAAAGCTAGGATCATCATACCCTGTAGTAATACCTGCATCTGATGCTGCACTTGAACCCTCATAATAATCACGCATAGCTTGCTGAGAAGAAAAATGTAGCCCCAATCCAGTTTCAGAACCAGACTCCCCATCACCTAAAAATTTAAACATTCTATCAGATGCAGCCTTAACAGCACTAGAATAAATATCATACTGATCTTGAGTAATATTACCAGCTTTCATCTTGGTGCCTAAACTAGTCTGTACTGCTTCTGCTTGTTTTTTCTCTGCATGCTCAGCTAATTTATTTAAACCTAGAGCACCTGCTGGCCCTGCTATAAGATTGCCGACAAGACTTACAAAGCCTTTCTCAATAAGACCCATAGGCTTTGCCTTAGAGTATGCTGCATACATGTCATCTGTCCACTTATCTACAGGGGTGTTTAGATAAGTTGGGTCTTGTTGTTCTCTTCTATCTCTATCATCATCGTCACGCTGACTCTCTGCAGCCACCGTCTGTTGCTCCTGAACAGCAGTCTCACCTTTAGGTCTAAACCCTTGAGGGATACGTTTCATAGGCTTACCGTTGAAGAAGAAGATAAGCATCTCACGCCCTGTTTCAGGGTTAATGTATATACGAGACTCAAACCCACTAAAGCGAGCGCCTGTACCACCGTAGCCACCAAAGCCACCACCCACAGGTTGTGGTACTGTCATGCCTGCCCCCGGTATGCCACCACCTTCAGCGTAACCTTCTTTAGGCTCTTCGTCATCGCCTTCTGTTTCAAGCTCATCATCACGGAAGGGTAGCTCATCACCTTCTTTAATGCGGTCCCAGCCTTGCTCTGCTGCACCTAATAGTTCATCAAAGAAGCCTTCACCGAAGTAGCGAACAGCATACGCTGGGATAACGTACTCATTCTCACTTACACGAATGTCAATATCATCACGCACCTCAGAAGGTAAAGCACCTACAGGAGCAGTGTTGCCACTTACAGGATCTACCTGTTCTTCAAGCAGCATGTCGTTCATCTCTTCATCCATACTATCTACGACTCCACCTTCATTGTATCCTGTGTATTCCATGTCAAGCTTAGCATTCTTAGCTAAAACTAATGGACCTATCTGTATTACTTCATCAGCTTCACGTATAGGTACGTGTTTATTTTCACCTGATCTTACATAGAAGCCGCCCTGTCTACGAGGGTCAAACCCTACCTGTGTCCACTCAGGATCTTCTAAGAAATTAGCTGCTTTATCACGTATCTCTTCTACGTCTAAATCTTTTATTTCACCTGATACTGTAGCGTAACCAGTTTTACCTGCTTCACCCGTGCCTATCTTTTCTGATGTTTTAGGAGAAGCTAAGAATCTTACAGGCTTATCATCTACACCTTTATAGTGAATAGCTTTTGAGTAATGCGTTACACCTTTTTCAGCAGAAGAAGTACCCGCTACAATCCACGTATCAAAGCGATTATATGCAGGTATATCTAACCTACCATTAAACTTATCACCTACTTTTAGTGATGACTTTTCTACGTTTAAGTTTTTTACAGCCTTATCAGGTAATATGAACTTACCTTTTTCTCTTTGATCTGGTTTTAAAGAAAACACTGTAGCTTTACTAGAGGGTTCTCTAGGTAATGCATCCCATGCCTCTACAGGTTTGTACTTATCTATGTTCTCTAAATGCTGTTCTCTAGTAATCTTACCGTCAAGTAAATCTTTTGCTGATGCTTCTAGATCAGGTGTACGAACCGTAGGGTTAACATCTCGTGATTCAGTTACATAATTACCAACTGTAGTCTGCCAATCATCAGCAGTTTCAGTTGCATCAAACTCAGCCATCTTTTTTTGATAGTCAATATTAGATACTTGTGGTGTAGCTTCTTCTACAGGTGGCTTTAACTTAAT